TCAACGGGCGACCAGATCTTCGGGCGTATCAACCAACATTGCCGTTTTTACCAGGCGCTCTACAGTCTGCCTGGCCAGCACCGGAGATACTTCCGATTGCTCTGCAAGCTCATCGGTTTCTATGGCATGTGCGGCGACCAGTCGAGCTGCAAGATGCAGGTTGGTCGGATCGACTGCCTCGATGACTGGACACTTGCCCAGGGCATCGTATGGCCGCAGCAGTGCGTGATAGATGTGCCAGGTGTCGATGCCGCGCGGCACCAGCTTCAGGACAGCCTGAATCAGCTTGCGTTTGATGGGGTCGAGTTGCCAGTCCGGGACGCGCTGTCCACGGTGACCCAGATGGATCGACAGGAGATTGCCAGCCTGAATCTCGTAAGTGATCCAGCGGCGGGACTTGCCAACCAGCTTGGCGTAGTCGGCCACCGACAGGTTGTGGGATGCCTCGAACATCTCCAGCAATTGCAAGCGCTCGCGCTGCACCTCTGACAGCGTGGGTCGCGCGTACTCGGGCAGATGCACCGCCGAAAGTCGATAGACGGAAGCTGGAACCGCTGGCGCATCCGGTGCAGGCGCAACGATCAACTGAGGGGCGTTTGGATTCAGGGCGGGCGGCTGCGCTGCCGCCTGTCCGGCAATCGTGGGCAGACCCTGCAGCGTGATGGTCAGGTGCGTGCTGGCAACTTCGAGCTGATTCTGCTCGAACAAGTCCAGGCGGTCGGCCCAGTCTTGCATCATGACGCGGCGCTGCTCGACGTACTCGGCGTGGTTGTAGGTCGCGCTGATCCGATCCGGATCGGCATGCGAGAGTTGGGCGTCTACCCACTTGGGCGGATAGCCCAATTCATTGAGCGCGGTCGATACGGTGGCGCGAACGCCGTGCCCAGTGAGCTGATCTTCATAGCCCATGCGCTTGAGCGCGCCATTGAGCGTGTTCTCGCTGAGAGGTTTTTTCAGGCACCAATCACCGGGGATGAGATAGACCTGCGCTGGCTTCAGATTTCCCAGCAGATGACGAACGACTTCTTGTGCCTGCAACGACAGTGGCACGATGTACGGCGGGATGTCGGCGAAACGCTGGCGCTTCTTCTTGGTGAGCTGCTTGCGTTGCTTGAGCCTGACAACCGGGATGATCCACAGACCGCGCTCCAGATCGAACTGATCGGGCGTGGCGTAGCGCAATTCACCGGTGCGCACGCCCGTGAGCAGCAGCAGACGTAGACCCAGTTGCGTATTCAGGCGGCCGCTGTACTTGCGCAACGTCTGCAGCATGGCCGGCAGTTCGGGCATGCGCAAAAAGGGGTTGTTCTCCACCGGCGGCAGCGGCATCGCCACCACATCCAAATCCTTGGCCGGGTTGTCGCCCATGTTGGGCACCACCACCGAGGCGTAGGTGAATAGCTGGCTGAACCAGGTGCGCAGCTTCTCGGCGACCGACAGCGAGCCACGTTTTTCCACTCTGCCGATGATGTCCAGCAGGTGGGCGCGAGTGACGTCGTAGACGGTCAGGTGGCGCAATACGGGAAACACATCCTTGGCGAAGACGCGCCCGATCTGTTTGGGCGTGCTCTGGCGGCCCTCATTTTCCAGAGAGAGGCTGCGGTGGGCCAGCCATTTGTCGTAGATGGCCTGGAAGGTGTGCTCGCCCGCCAGGACAATCACGTGGCGTTTGCGCTTGCGTTCCGAATGCGGGTTGATGTCCTTGGCCAGCATGGCCCGGGCCTCGTCGCGCAGATGACGGGCATCTTTCAGGGAAAGCGCGGGATAGCCGCCGAAGGACATGCGCTCGCGCTTGCCGCCCCAAGTGAAGCGGAAGTGCCAGGCCTTGAAGCCGGTGGCTGAGATATGGAAGTAGAGACCGTCGAAATCGACAAGCGAATACGCCTTGCCGGTCACCTTGGCCTGTCGAACCTGGAGGTCTGAAAGCATGAGCCCAACTCCTGCGAAACGAGTTGGATGCCATGTTCCCGACGGAACCCCGGCTCCTCCAGCAACAATACGGTTTTGGGAACCTCCGCATTGCCAATGTACCACTCAACGTACCAGTTGGAACCGGCTGTGAGTGGATTTCGCTGGATGTCAGTGGATCGATATTGGGTGAAAATCCTCAATCCTGACAATGACTTACGACGTTCCCTGGCGTTCGGCGGAAGACCCTGGAAAGTCGAAGTGGAGCGGGCGAAGGGAATCGAACCCTCGTCATGAGCTTGGGAAGCATTGAGGCGCACTGTCCACGGCTGTCTGAGTTCATGCACAATTGTGCGTCGAGGCCTTCTATTCCGGGGCCTCTGGGTAGGTGGTTCGTCCTAGGTTGTCCCAGGAAGAACCACCTTGCTCCGTGCAAACGGCCCCCAGAAAGGGCCCCCAATTAAGGACAGCCCCGTGCTCACCGAGAGACAGATCCGCGCACTCAAGCCAGCCGAGAAGGAATACACCGTCAGCGACGGGCGCAGCGCGCGGGGCGAGGGTGTCTTGATGCTTCGGGTGCGGCCCAATGGTACGAAGGAGTTCTACTTCCAGCGCCGGAAGAACGGGCGGAAGCTGAAGACCAAGCTGGGCACCTGGCCGACGATGGCGCTCACGGAAGCGCGGGACCGGTGCCGCGAGGAGAAGGAGATACAGGTTGAGGCTGGCACCTTCAAGGAGTTGATGGCCGCCTATGTCGCCAAGCTGAAGCAGGAAGGGGCGGCGAGTGCCGAGCACGTCGAGTGGTCCTTCAAACACTACGTTTCCGAGCCGTTCCCAACCCTGGTGGAGCGCCCGGCGGTGTTGATCGGGCCGGCCGATATCCGTGACATCCTGGCCAAGATGATTGCCGGCGGCGTCACGACAATGACGAACCGGGTGCGCTCTCGCCTTCATTCGGCGTTCCAGAGTGCCCTGCAGCAGGACTACAACCCCCGCACCTATCTGGAGCAGGAAAATCGCTTCGGCCTGACCAGCAATCCGGTGGCTAGCATCCCTGTACAGGAAGACTGGGAGCAGCCCGGGGATCGGGCACTCACGGAGAAGGAGTTGCAAGCGCTCTGGCATCTGCTGCCGGAGAAGCTGTCCCTCACGACTTCCGAGTTGCTCAAGTTCTTGATCGCCAGCGGTGGTCAACGACCGGAGCAACTGCTCCGGTCTGATCGGACGATGTATCAGCGGGACCATGTGATGATCCGCAACGGGAAGGGCGGTGAAGGTGAGCGGGCGATGCATGTGGTGCCCTACAACAAGCTGATGCGGGCGAGCCTGAAGGAAATGGACTGCATCAGCGAGAAGAGCGCGTATCCGTTCCAGGGCAAGGAGGAGGGGAAATCACTGAACCCCCAGTCTCTGTCCAGGGCGGTGACGAAGCTATACGGTAGGCATCACAAGTCGTTCAACGGCCCGTTCACGCTTCGGGACATCCGTCGGACATGCAAGACGCTGATGGCGAAAGCCGGGCTCACCAAGGAGCTGCGGGATAGGATCCAGGGCCACTCCTTCAACGATGTGTCATCCAAGCACTACGACCGCTACGACTACTTCCAAGAGAAGAAGCGCGGGCTCGATCGCTGGGCCGCCTGGCTCGAAAAGAACGTCATCGACACCAAGAAGTAGGGCCGCTCACGCGGCCCTTGTTGGCGTCCATCCCATCGGGTTTTCCAGCCAGCGGTTGATATCGGATTGTCTCCAGCCTACTCGCCCAGGCGTGATCTGTACCGGACTGGGGAAGCGCTTGGCCTTCACCTCCCGCCAGAGTGTCGAGCGCGCCAGGCTGGTGGCTTCCAGCACCTCGGCTTCCCGCATGAATCTGTCCAGTTCAGCCATCTTCACCACCTATCCACTCTGTCCGTGCCTGCCACTGTCGGCGCATTTCCGCTATCAACTGCTCGACGGCGCTTTCCCCTCGCCGCTTAAGGGTTTCTCTCAGCTCGGCGACCTTCTCCGGCGTGGTGACACCACGCCGGAGCCAGTACCGGGCTTCGCATACCAGCAGGTGCTGGCGGTTGGCCCGATCAGTCATTGCGCTACCTCAACTTCGAAGAACCCCAGTTGGCCCTTCATGGGCTGGAACGGCAGTGGCTTGGCGTCAGCCAGTTCGAACCCGTATCGGCCGAAGAACCACAGTGAGTTGCTGCAATCGACGCAGCCGATGATGCTGGCCTCGCCGACTATCCCGCCGCGCTCCAGTTCGTGCGGCGCTGGGATGGTCACGCCGTTGTACGCGGCGAAGTCGTGGGCCTCCTCGTACTCCTCGCGTGTCATGCCCTTGGCTGCGTGGATCAGAAAGCGGCCGCGGAAGTTGGTCGCCCAGTCGCGGTTCTCGATGTCCTTGTGGCCATTGGCGACCAGCCAGGCCCATGGTTGGCGAATGCTCAGTGCTTTCACGGTTGCTTCCCCCTTGAGTCTGCTTCCTTGGGAGCGGAGAAGGAGGATGCCGGCTGCGAAGCAGCTTGCGCGCCGCTCTTCAACGTGAAGAACACAGTCAGGACAACCAGAATTGCCAGCGAGAAATTCAGCAGGCTGCGCGGGCTGTCCAGCATCTTCAGCAATTCGTGCATGCCGTTCACCTCAGCGACTTTCAGCGGGTTGTGAAACGCTCAGCGCCACCGCAACCGGGCGCACCCAGATCGGCGTATTGCTGAGCATGAAGGTTTCGCCGGCCTCGGCCAGCAGCAGGGTGGTACCCATCACGCCGGCGATGGCCTCGGCCGCGGCTGGCGGCACGGCATTGCCGATCCGCTCGCGCCAGTCGCTGTCGCTCAGGCCGTCGAGCACCAACTGCTCTTCGGGGTCAACCAGGCTCTGCAGGGCGGCGAGCTCAAGGGTCGTGAAGGGCCGGTGCCAGGTGCCGTCCAGCGACTGGATGATGCAGGTCAGCCGGTCGTTCGCCGCCGGCATGCGCGGATCGGCAACGCTCCATCGACCGTTGTCGTGCCGCGCACTGGCCGACACCGTGCCGGCGGATTGGTCGAACCCCACTACGCCGTAGTGGCCGCCGGTCAGGTAGGCGTCGCCCTTGGTGCGATCGAGCACGCGCGGATCAGCGATCGACAGCGCGCCGCTGGCCACCTGCTGGGAGCCGGTGACCGTGCCGGTAGCGCTTCCCCACTCGCCGACGTGCAGTTTGCGGCTGCTCGCCCCAGGGTGCCAGTTGTGGTACCTGGGATCGGCAACAGCCTGGCCGCCGGAGCTCGGCGAGTGCCCGCCAGTGATGGTTCCGGCGTGGCTGCCCATGCTGACGACGCGGAACACGTTGTTGTGCCGGACGCCGCCCGGGCGCGGGTCTGCTACTGCGAAAGCACCCTGGCCGGTAGTGCTGGCCGCGATCACGGTGCCGGACGGGCCGTCCCAGTCGGTGACGGGGTACTTGCCGAAGCTCTGGCCGCGGGGATCGGCGACGGAGTACGTGCCCTGGCCGGGCGACTTGACGCCGATGATAGCGCCTGAGGTGTCGGTCCAGCGGCGCACGCCGTACTGCTGGTACTGCAGGGCGTTTGCCGGCGCGCGAGGGTCCGCTACCGAGAACGCCCCGTTCGTGGGGCCGCTGCGGCCGGCGATGGTGCCCATGCTGTCGTTCCAACCGTGAACGCCCATGTAACCGGCCTGATATTCCGGGACGATGATCAGATCGCGCAGGTAGCCGTCCTCGACGGCCAGGTCGTTCAGGCTGCGCCAGTCGCTGCCTGCTCGCACCAGGGCGAGGCGCACCCAGGTCTTCCACTGCAGGGACGGCACGCGGTGCATCGGGCCTGCAGCATCGATGTCGCCGGGCAGTGGCATGCGGCCGAGGATGTCGCCGACGGCGCGCAGGCTCTTCTTCTCTGGCTCGTACAGGAAGGGCGGCACTTTCTCGACGTGGCGGGCGACAAGCAGGAAGCGCTTCCGGGACTGCGCCAGGCCGCCGAGTTCGCCGCAGTCATGAGTGGTTTCCGCCACGGCGTAGCCGAAGCCGCTGAGTAGGCTGTTGATCTGGTCCAGCAGATGCCGGCCGCGAGTGGCCAGGCGCGGGACGTTCTCGAACACGATCAGCGGCACCGGGTCATCAGCCCATGCCTCGCCCATCAGCCAGATGCAGCGCAGCGTCAACTCGTTCAGCGCCTGGTACTTCGGAGTCAGGCTCATCTTCTCGGAGAGGAGGCCAGAGGCGCCCTTGCAAGGGGAACTGATGAACACCGCATCCGGCCGGCGCCCGCCGGCGGCGCGACGAATATCCACCGGGGTCGCCTCCCGCCAGCCTGCGGGCGGCTCCTTTCCATGGAAGCGGATGTATTGGTCGCGGGTGAACAGGTCCAGCAGGGTGCCCGGGACACCGGCCAGGCGCTCGAAGTCGCGCAGTCCGGCCGGGTCCACGTCGATCCCGCCGAGGCAGACCCATTCGGCCTCGACGTTGCCGACCCGCGGGCGCGCCCGGTTGAAACCGGCGGCACCGCCGCCCAGGCCGCAGCAGAAGTGGAAGTGGTAGAGGGTGCGCTTAAGCATGGGTGCTACCCCCGGACAGGTCGCCGGCGTTGCCGTACTTCTCGGCGCCGCATTCGCAGCGGTAGAGCCCGCGCTTGGTGATGCGGACGAAACGGCCGCTCAGGTGGCTGGTGACGACGTTGCGGACGAATGTCCAGCTGTGGCGCTTTCCAAGGGTGCAGGGCTTCATACGTCACCGCCTTGCACGACAGGGGCAGCCTGCTGCAGCAGGGCATGCATGTACTCAATCGCCTGGATGGCGTCTTCGTGGGAGCCGCTGAACACTTCGCGGGCCGTTTGTGCTGCACGGTTAACCGAGGCCTGCCAATCTTCTGGCTGTTCGTCCGCCTCCCAGCCCAACCTGCTGCGACGCTCCATCAGATCCAGCGCCTTACGCGCCTTGGTGCTCAGCTCCGGGGTGATGCCGCAATCACCATCGGCCACGTAGTTGACGAACTCCAGCAGGGCGTCGCCGGCTACCAGTTCATGGCCGTATGCCCAACTGACCACCTCTCCGCCGTCTACTTCCCTCGGGACGTCTTTGCCGGTGGCGCCGCGGATGACGATGGTCTCATAGCGCGGTGTGGTAGCCTTGGCGTTGCCGCCTTGGGGTTGATTCGCTTGCATGGTGTCTCTCCTTTGGGGTGGTCGGCGCCAGGGAGTTGCCGCTCCCTGGCGCCTCTTCTTCAGCGCCGCGCGGGGTGCTCGCGCAGTTCCTGACAGCTGATGCAGCACTCGCAGCCCGGGGCGGCCTGGCGGCGAGCCTCGGGTATTTGCTCGCCGCAGTCCTCGCACCAGAGGGCGCTGGGCGCCGGGCGAGTGTTCGTCCGCTGGGCCAGGGCGGCTTGGATCATGTTCTCGGCCCGTTCATTGGCCTGGTCGATCACATCCACAGTCAGCCTCCCTATGCCTGTACTACCGGTGGTACGCCCTTGCTGAGCATGCTGCGCACATTGGCCGCTAGTTCGGTGGGGGCCAGGGCCTTGTCTTGTTTCACAGGCTGCGGGAGCAGCTTCGCAGCCTCGGGAAACAGGTCTTCAACCTGGCGGGAGGTGCGGCAGGCAAGCAGAACGTCCATGGCCTGACTACGAAAGGCGAGGCCTGCTTCAACCACGGACTCCAGTTCTGAGCAGATCAGCAGAGCGAGGCCTTTCAGCTTCAAGTCGGTGATGTCCTCCATGCCATGGAGGCGGGGTACTGCGCCGTTGGGGCAGACGAGGCGTATCTTCCAGTCGCGGTCGTGTCTGGAGTCCAGAAAGCGCCTGACGCCTTCGAATGCCTGGGAAGCGAGCAGGCGTGCGACGAAAGTGTTGCGGAGCTCTTGCTTGTAGTGGCGGGCTACTGCAACGAAGTCTTTCGTGACTGGGCTACGGTCCTCCCCACGCTGTTTCTTATAGGTTGGGAAACAGCTCGAAGTGGCAGTGACGGCACCAGCCTGAATCAGGCTTGCCCAAAGCTTTTTTTCGAGCCCGGGAAGGGCTTCGACCTTGGAGCAATGCGCTGTCCAGAACTGCGTATTGAGCGCCTCGAGGTAGCCGGCAATGGCGACCGCATGATGCGCTACGGCCTGGATAGTGAGTTTGTCGACAACCTCCTCACGCATTGCTTGTGTGACAGGGAAGTGCTTTTTCATGGTGTCTCTCCTTCATGGAAATGGCGCCGGGTGAGTTGTCGCTCACCTGGCACAGGCTCTTGTGTCAACCGAGGCGGTACTTCTTCTCGCCGTCGATCACGTAGAAGTTCACGTCGCTGAGGCGATACACGCCACCGGGCCCCCCGTGCACGACGTAGTCGTCGTAGGGCGCACGGCCGACGCGCACAGCGAACAACTTGTCGGTCTGGTGGGCATGAGGGCTGGATTTCTTCAGCCGTGCATAGAGTTGTTGGCCGACGGGACGGCAGCCCGCCGAACCGTGTGCCGCCTCGAAGCCAAGCCAGGCATTACGGGTTTCCAGCGAAAGGAAGCTGTTGCCGTCGTCGCACATAGCCAGGTCATAGCCGCGAGGTTTTGCCCACGCGGCGAAGGCGATCTCCAAGCGCTTGAGTAGCAATTGCTCGGGCGTAATGAATTGGGCCTGCATGGTGTCTCTCCTATCGGGTTGTGGTGCCGGCGTTGCCGCGCCGGCTTGGTGATTCAGAACGGAAGCTGGACGCGACGCCATGCCATGTCCCAAACCTCGCAGTGAGCATTGGTATGGGCCTGATCGGGTAGGTCGTAGAGGCTGTTCAGAGCGTCCAGAAGGGCGAGAATCTGTGCGTGGTTCAAAGCTGCCCGCGCATCCAAAGAGTCGCCCATGTCGTCATGCAGGGCGCTGATGTAGTGCCCGGTCTTGCCCAGGCTGTAGGCCACCAGGTCTTGCCGATGGTGTGGGACTGCAAATTGGTTCTCGCAATACGTGCCCAAGGCCTGCAGCGCTGTGCTGCGCTGAGTGTTCACGCCGAGCTGTTCCAGCTTCAGGTTGACCACGCGAGAGGCGAATGCCGGGGAACCATCAGCCCTGCCGACAATGGCTATCGCGCTTTCATAGGTACTACTGACGGAGACCCCGTCGTGCACACTGAAAGAGCAGTTGTTGAAAAGTGGTTTGAGCATGTCCCAATCGAAATGGGTGGCGGGCTCAAGGACGACTGGCAGGTTGTCCGAATTGAACAAGCGAACCATCAGGGCGGTCTTGGTGTGGGTTTCCGGCGTGACGTTCTGAGTATTTGGCTGACCGGTTAGTCGCCAGAGGGTAGCGATCAAGCTGTCCTGTCCGACTCCCGTGTCTCCGTCAACGAGCAGGAAAGGGTAAGAGCCCTGCAGGTCACGGATGCGCTTGGCGTGCATCGCGCCGAGCCACCAGGCCAGGGCTACCAGCCCCTTCGGGCCGAAACAGGTGTGGAATAGGTCGATCCATTCCGGGGTTTGCTTGTGCATGGTGTCTCTCCTTTGGGGTTGCAGTTCCGGCGTTGCCGCGCCGGTCAGGCTTGGAAAATCCAGCACTTGACGGTGCTGGGTCGGTTGGTGAAAGGGTTCTGGCGGGCGTGTGCCGCGCGCACTGCGCTGTCGACGGCCTTGTATTCGATGAATTTGTGCCGGCGGGACTCTTTCAGCAGGTCGCGCAGGGTTGCCGCGTCGGCCACCTTCTGGCGGTGGTCGGCGGCCAGCTTCACGAACTCGTTGAGGTTGATGGCGATGGTTCCGGGGTTCTTGCTGTGGTTGAGCACCGGCTCTTCGCTGAGGTTTTCGAGGTAGTCGTAGACCTCCCAGAACTCGGCCACCTCGGGCGCGTCGGCGTTGACGGCGTCCTGGCGCTCCAGGGCCATCGTCATCAGGGTCTGCTGAGCGCAGGCGAGCTGGTGCTCGGACAGCGGCACCACCAGGCGCAGCGCGTCGACCAGGGCCATCATCTGCGCGTGGTTGAGGATCAGCCGCTCGATACGAATCTGCTTCAGACCGCGCAGCGTCGCGCTGTGAACCTTCAGCCGCTCGCGGAAGCACTCCAGCACGCGGGCCTCGGCGCGGATGGCCATCAGCAGGAAGTGGCTGACCTCGAGCACGCCCAGGTGGTTGAGGTTGTCGGCCGCGGCCTGGCTCTCGCGGGTGATCTCTGGGCGAATGAAGTGCAGCTTCACGATACGGGTCATGATCGCTTCGGAGGCCTGCACCGTGGCGTTCTGGCTCATCACCAGGGTGCCGCGGAAGGGGGGCTCGTAGGTCTCGTTGCCGGCGGTCTTCTGGCCGGTCACGCCCAACGCGCGGCCGTTGAACAGCGGCTTGAACTCGTCCCAGTCGAAGGACTTGGCGGCGCCGCCGGCGCGGCTGTTGTCGCTGCGGTCGGCCTCGAGCATGACCATGGGCATGTTCGACAGTTGGGTCAGCCAGCGGCGCAGGCCCGCCTTGGTCATCTTCGACGGGTCCTGGCCTTCCTCGTCCGCCCGGCCGAGCAGCTTCCACAGGAAGGTGATCAGCGTGGACTTGCCGGCACCGGCCTCGCCGGTGGCCTCGAGGAACGGAAAGGACTGGAACTCGGCGCGGATCTGCTCCGCGAACAGCGAGCCGAACCAGAATGCCAGCGCCACCAGGCCCTTGGCGCCGAAGCAGGTCCACAGCCAGTCCAGCCACTCCGGGCGGTAGTCCTTGGCGTCGGTGGCGATCTGCAGCTTGATCGAACGCTGCAGGGTCTTCAGGCGCAGCTTTTGGAATTCGAAGAAGTCTTCGGCGTTGGCCTTCTCGATCACGCCGCCGCGCACCGCCACGTCGCCCAGGACGTAGCAGGCATGCTCCCGGCTGTAGCCCAGGTAATCGATGGTGGCCACCGTCTTCAGGCCGGTGAGTTGCAGCTTCATGATCTGGTCGAGCTGCGCGCCGCTGCCGGTGAAGATCGCCCCCGCTGCCACGCCGAGCAGGCGCTTCTTGAACTCGCTGGCCGCCGCGACTTGGGCGCTGGTGAAGGTGTTCTTCACGCTCTCGTCGTCGGGGCGATCGATGCGGAAGTAGTACCAGCTCTCGTCTGTGACCTCGTTGCGCTGGAAGTACAGGGCCTGGGGGAAGCAGTTGGCGATTTCCACGACGCCGCCGGCTTGCTGCAGGGCCTTGTCGCGCATCTGTTTCTGGTTCAGCAATTGGTCGTCGTGGTTGTCGCTGTCCTCCAGGCTCTGCATGGCCTTGTTGAACTTCTCGATATCCAGCTTGAACCAGTAGAGGCGGTTGGCGAAGCGGAAGTGGAATTCACCGCGCTTGCCCCAGTCGTACATCAGCAGGGCCTTCTCCGCCGCACTCTCGGCGATCAGCAGCGCGCCCTCATGACGCGCGGTCTTGAGGTCCTTCTCGATCTGCGCGGCGCGCTCGGTCGCGTCATCGATGAACATCCAGCGCTGGTGCAGGTCGTTCCAGTCGAATTTGCGGTTGTTGCGCTGCGGTAGTTGGGCCGCTTCGCAGACGTAGCCCAGGGCACGCGCCTCGGTCACCCAGCGCCGGGTGTACTTGTGGGCACCAGGTTCGTTGTCCAGCGCCCAGATCAGTTTCGGCAGCTTGCCGCCACGGGCTGCCGCGAGCTCGCGCAAGGACTGCTCGGGGAAGGCGTTGGAGCTCATGGCCGACACGGCGTCGATGCCGTGGTGCAGCAGCGCGATGGCGTCGAAGATGCCTTCGACGATCCACAGCTCCTTCACCTCCTGCAGGTCGATGCTGGGTGGGCACCACCAGACGCCGCGCGGGCTGTCGCCCGGCTTGAAGCGGGCCTTCTTCTTGCCGAAGCGGCTCGGGCGATCGATCAGGCGTTCCCAGTAGCCCCCTTTCTTTAATGGGAAACGGACTGTGGCGCTACCGATCTCAAGGTCACGGTCCCAGTAGTTTTCCTGGCTGTACCAGCCATCGATCAGCGTCAAGTCGAAGCCGCGGGCATGTGCCAGGTACGCCCGGGCCGAGGCGGCGGGTTCCTTGTCGGTGGCCGGCGCTCGCTTGCTCCAGTCGTCGAAGAGCTCCGGGTAGATTTCCTTGATGTGCCAGGTGTCGCCGCACTTGCCGCGCCCGCAGCGGATGAACCAGGGGCTGTCGACCAGGGTGTAGAGCTCCTTTTTGCCGCACGTCGGGCACTCGCCCTTGCGCATGTACTTCGTGCCCTTGATCGGCGTCAGGCCGTACTGATCCTGCAGGCGGCGCAGCACGTCGGCCTTGAGTTCGCGGTCCATTTCCTTCATGCGCGCCCCCGAATCTGCTTGCGCAGTTCGCGGATGGTCCGGCAGATGCCGGCAATGTGTGGGCGATCCTCGAGGATGCGCTTGCCGCGCAGGCCCTGCGGCGTATAGCGGTAGCGATCGTCGTACCAGCACTCGGCCATGGCGGCTTCGTACTGGCTGACCAGCCAGAGCAGGTACTTCTCAGCCTGGTTCTGGTCGACTTCGACGGTGATTGAAATGTGGCCGCTCATGGCGGTGATACCTCGAATTCTGGGCGTAACTTCCCCAAACCCACGGCAGTGGGTAGGGCGTGTTTCAGGGATTACTGGGTGTGCTGGGGGCGCTGTTTGAGCAGGTGCGCGGGCAGATAGCGGGCCGGGATCGGGAAGCGACAGTGACTGCGGGTGTCGATCAGGTAGACCACCTCGTCGTCTCCCTGGCCCCAGTCGATACCCAACCAGATAGGGTCTGGCCCCGCGAAGACTTCATCCCACGCGCGCTGGGCGAGTTGTTCGGCCATGAATTGGGGAACCTCGAGGCCTTTGGCCAGATGGTTGACACAGGCATCGAACAACCGGTCGGAGCCGGAGGACAGATACTGGTTGGCGTTGGCCTGCAGGTACGCTGCGGCGGCTTGCTGCATGGTGCTGCGGTAGTCGTTGGTGCCGTTCATTGCATGCACTCCACATGATCCAGCAGGTCCAGTTGGTTGGTTGCGGCCGCGAGGTCGCGGCGTGCCAGTTGACGGGTTTTCGAAGGCGCCATGGGGAGCACCAGCAGTGGCCGCTCGAGGCCCGAGGGGCTGAGCTGGTAGTCCCAGCTCAGGGAGCCGGTGAAGGTGGCGCCGCAGAGCGCGTTTGTGCATTGCGCGTACATCGAGCGGAAGCACGGGGTTTGGCCCTCGGAGGAGCGGATCCGCATCCGGCTGTGGCAGCAGGGGCAGACGAGCTTGTAGACGCTCACGCCTTGACCCTCCGGTGCAGGGTGATCACTGCGCCGACTTCGGCATGTCGTGCGGCCAGGTGTTGGCGGTGGGCGACGATGATTTCGGCGAGTTCGGCCTCGTCGATCTCTCCGTCGCGTAGCGCCTCGGCGATGATGCGGTCGACCTCGCCGCGCTTGATGGCGGTGGCGACGCCCCGGGCGTACAGATCAAGGTTATCCAGCTGGGCCGGGTCGGGCATCTGCACAAACATGCCGCCATACAGGTGTGCGACGTACTCGGGGAAGTGGCTGGTGCCGGTTTCTTGCTCGAGCAAGAGCAACTGGTCGTCGCTGAGCGGCTTGCTGCCGGCGTTCTCGTAGGCGTGGTTGTCGAACTTCTTCAGGTCGAGGCCCAGGCGGGCGGCGGCGCACTCGCGACCGCCGGGGTAGGCGCCGATGATCGCGCTGACCACCTGGCGCCGCGTTTCTAGGAGCGGGCGTTTCATCTTCTGGTGTCCCCCCAGTGCGGTGGCCATTACTGTGCGATCACGCCGTCTTTGATGCCGAGAAGGACAGCCGCGCGATGGGCTTCGCCGCGCAGGCACTTCTTCTGCCGGTTGAGGACGGCGTACACGGTCGAGGGGGTGAGGTTGTTCTTCACCGCCCATTGCCTGGCCGACAGCCCTTGGCTCGCCAGATGCTGGCGCGCTTTCTCGCACGCTTGCTCGGTGGGGTAGGCGTTGTGCATAGTCTCGTTTCGTGTGATTTCGTGTGAATGCAAGGCGATGATGTCCCTGAAAACAGGTAATGTCAACGCTTGAGGTCCAACTTTTATGACCATAGGCGAACGCCTGAAGGAAGAGCGGCAGCGGTTGGGGATGAGCCAAACCGAACTTGCCGAGCAGTGTGGTGTGTCGAAAAACACCCAACTGGCATATGAGAAAGGCGAACGCAGCCCTGACGCGGCCTATCTACTGAGGGCCTCGTTGCTTGGCGCTGATGTGCTTTACGTTATAACTGGGCGTCGCCAGCCTGCAGAGCTTGAGTCACTCAGTCAGGAGGAACTTGATGTGCTGAGGTACATGAAGTCCATGGAGGAAGAAGACCGAATAGCGTACCTACGGGTGGGGCGAGGTATCTCAGAGTCAACTGAGTCGCGTCGTACAAGCAAATAGGACACCTCGCCAGCAGGGAAAAAATCCCGGGCGACCTACCGTGGATTTCTGCTTCTGGCACGCGGGCCTATGTGAAGAATGGGGTACTCCCGGGCTGCTATCACGGTGACATCGTGTCGCCGGGTGGCCTGTCAAAGGAGTAGACCAATGGATAACCCCATCGACCCCATCGTGCTTACTGCCCTGCTTATCTGCCTTAGCCAGATGAGCGAGCAGGACCAACTGGACCTGCTGCGGTTGGCGTACGCTCTCAGGGGGCATTGATTGAATGGGCCTTCGGTCGCAGCCGAAGGCCCCACTGTGAAGAGAGGGACGTATGAACTGGCTCAAGGGAACGACCGCTGCGGTCGGACTGATGGTTTCATGTGCTGCGGTAGCGGATTCGGCCGCCCAGGTCGAACTGATGGACAACCTGCACCAGAGGATGCTGGACGCGTTGCAGGCCTCGAGTGTTGACCAGGTGACCGAGGTGTTCGGCGATCTGGACCGGTACCGCCCTGGTATCCGCAGCAGCGCCAACGAAACCTGCTTCAAGGCCTATGAGGCATTGGGATGGGTGTTGTCCGATCTGGTGGTACAGGCTGATATGGAAGATCCATTGCCTGAACTGAAGGGGCACCAGAAGGACTACGAGCAGAAGCGTCTAGCCTGCAAGGCTGGCGCTTGATCTAGCCGAAGGTACGTCAGTCGGTGGGCTGAGCGTAGCGATTTTCAGCCGGAAAAGTTCCCACAGGCCGGGATGCATGCGCCGGTCGCCGGCCTCCCATTGCTGCCATGTGCGCAGCTTGCTATGCACCAGGTCCGCGGCGGCCGTCTGAGATAGTTCTGCCGCTTCGCGGGCAGCGCGGATCTCTGCGGGACTGGGACTCATTTGACGCGCACCAGCTCGGCATCATGTCCGAGCATGTCGATCATGTAGCAAGTGCCCTGCTCGTCCTGCATCGAAACACCACGGAATCCTAGAGTCTTCGCGGCCTGGGCGGTGATGGCCTGGATGTCCCACGACAACTCGGCAGCATCCGAGGCGTCGATGTCATCAAGGCTGAAAACGTCGATGCGCTGGGAAATGAGCTCTTCAGCGGTATCTTCGTCACAGCCAGTTAACTGCATCACGCGCTCGACCAGGCCGGACAGGTCAGCAGCCCTCTCATGGTAGAAAATCGAGCCGGCCATGATGATGTCGCTCTCGTCTACCTTGATTCTATAAGTGACGTGATCACCAGCAGTCATGACGTACTCGTCGGCGGCGAAGCAAAGGAACTCACCGAAGCGGCCTTGAGTGTTGATGGTGGTGATCTCAACGGGGCTGGTGTGGAAGATTTCCATGTCTATCCTCAGCGGTGCTAACAGAGCAGGGTAGGTCTGTGACTTTCATGCTTAAAATACGCTCATTGAGCGTATCGTGCAAGTGCCATTTCCACACGTTTTCCCGACTCCTCGTCTTTAGGCGTTGCTCTCCTGCAACCGCTTCCACTCTCGATCGACGGCCCGCTTCGCGCTGGCCTTAGTGCTGTACAGGTAGCGCAGTCGGCGTGGCTTGCTCTGGTCTCCTGCGGTGATGGTCTTCTCCGACCCGCCCTTTTCGTCGCGGTAGTAGGCGATGATGCCGGTGTAGTCGCCGCCGGTGTCGTCGGCCAGGTCGCTGACCAGGTCCTCGGGCAGCTTGCTTTCCATCTCCAGGCTGGTGATGTAGCCGCCGTCGGCGCTGAGGCTGTGCTGCACATTGCCGCCGTACCAGATGATCGCGTCTATCTCCGTCTTCACGCCCTGCAGGGTGTAGGTCAGTTCCGGGATCAGGTCCGGCCGGCCCTTGGCGAGCACGTAGCTGAGCGTGGCGCTGCCACGCTGTAGGCGGTTCCACTCGGCGCGGGCCGCGCGCAGGGCGCTCTGGCGGTCGCTGTAGGTGTGGCGCAGGTCCTTGAGGTTGTCGCCCATGGCACCGGCGATGGCCTCTTGCTTCTTCGCGCTGTTCACGTCGTAGAAGTACGCGCGCACGCCGTCGTAGCTGTCGCGGTCGGCTTGCAGGTAGCGGTGCTGGTCGCCATCCTGGCGGGTGAGGGTGATGTGCGGCAGCGCCAGGCCGCTGGCAGTCTTGCCGCCGCCGGCCGGCAGGCAGAGCAGGCAGCCGGCTTTCACGGTGGCCACCGCATCGAAGTCCTCGCCCAGGCGTGTCAGCAGGTTGGCGTCGGACTCGTTGGCCTGGTCCAGTTGCAGGATCGGCAGGCCCGCCAGCGCCGGCGCGAGCACCGGCTTCAGGTTGTTGCCGAGGGCGATGTCGGTGAGCACGTCGCCCAACGTCTTCGGGCTGCTCCAACTGCGCTCGCGCTTGACCTTCAGTCCCTTGCGCAGGTCTGCCGAGCGGGCGCGGATGCTGAGCACGTCCGGCGCGCCGCTGTGCTCGGTTTCGTCGACGGTGTAGGTGCCCTTGTCGACCAGTCCGCTGTCACTCCAGCCCAGCCAGAGGTGCAGCACGGCGCCGCGCGGGGGGATCGCGAGCAACCCGTCATGATCGCTGAGTGTCACGCTTAACTGATCGGCCTCGAGGCCGCGATTGTCGGTCAGGTCCAGGGCGATCAGTCGTGGGCTGATGAGCTGGGCGATGTCGTTGCCGTCGACCGTGAGCCGGAACACCGGCACCGGGTAGCCGGCGTCGCGCTGCAGTTGGTCGACCGCGCTGGTCAGGTAGCCCGTCACGCGGGCGAGGGCGGCATCGATCACAGGATGCGTCTCAGCAGGTTGCCGGCGGTACCGAGGACCGAGCCGAGCAGATCGGTGCGGCCGTCGTCGATGCGCTTGAGCTCGAGGGAGAACTCGATCCGCCGCGGGGTGCCGTCGGCGAAGAAGAGTGTCCGCGTCTCGGTGACACGCTCGATCACCCACAGGCCGTAGATGCGTCCGGTGCCCTCGACCATGGGCCAGGCCGACCCGGTGTCAGCCATCTGCCGCAACACGTCCAGGCTCAACGCGCTGCCGGCCAGCTCCGGCAGCAGCACGCCGGGCAGGGTGATCGCGTCGTCGCCGCGACCGACGAACTGGCGCGCCGGCTGGGCGCCGATGCGGCTGCTGCTGGCGTGTCGCCACTCGGTCTGCCGCTGGAACTCTTGATAGGCCAGCGTGTGCAGGCTGAAGACGAACATCCCGAGGGACAGCATCATGGTGGTTACTCCCGGTCCTGCAGGCGGGCGCGCAGGCGCGCCGCCTTGTTGCGTTCGCGCTCGTCCAGCAGTTGGCTGAGCGTGCGTTTCAGGTCTGCGGCGTCGCTGCCCGCGCCGGCCTGGATGGTGATGTAGTAGGTGTCGCCGCCGATGCTGACTGTCGATGGCGCCGAGCTGACCGGGGGACGGTTGTCGATGGTGATGGCCTGCGCTGGGGCGCTGGCGCCGAGCACCAGGGCGCCGATGGCGCCCGCGCTTTTGCCCAGGGCGCCCAGCATGGACAGCAACGGCTGGTCGAACGTCGGCGAGCGTTGGCGCTGGGCCGCGACCAGTTCGGTCACCACTGCCGGCGGGGTGATCGTAGAGCGGGTGCCTCGGGCCAGCTCACTGTCCAGGCCGGCGACAGCCTGGCGCCCTGCGTTGACCAGGCCCTGGCCGATACGTGCAATCACGCTCAGCGGGCCGGCCTGGCCGGTGCCGAGGCCCTGGGCCAGTCCAGCCATGGTGAACCCGCCCAGATCGGCGAACACCCGCGACGGTGAATGGATGCCGAGCTTGTCCTTGAACCAGTCGATCGCGGCGCCGCCGACGCGCTGGACCGCGCGCTTGATCTGCCCGATGCCGGCGAGCAGGCCGTTCACCAGGCCCTGGACGATCATGTTGCCGAAATCGGTGAAGCGTGCCGGTAGATCGATGCCCAGGTAGCCCAGGACGCCGGAGAACGCGCGGTAGATCAGACCGAATGGGCTGAAATTCATCAGGGTTGAAAGAATGCCCCCGATGCCGCCGTCGAAACCTGCCTTGATCTCTTCCCACAGCCCCAGCAGGTACGCCTTGACGGCGTCCCAGTTGCGATAGATCAGGTACGCGGCGCCGGCCAGCACCGCCACGACGGCGGCAATTGCCAGGACCACCGGGTTGGCGGCCAGACCCCACAGCGCGATGCTCACGACGCGCAGGGCGGTCACCAGCGGGCCGATCAACAGGCCGGCCAGCATGCGGATCGGTGCGAACAGCAGTTTCAGCAAGCCGATCAGACCGGGCAGGCGAATGCCGATGGTGCTGAGCATGAAGCGGACCGCGATCATCGGGCCGAGGATGCCGGCGAGGGTGATGGCCAGGCTGCCAACGATGGCCATCAGCGCCGAGAACGCGGCGACGGTGATGACGATGCCCTTGCTGACTTGCGGGTTGGCCTTCAGGAACTCGCCGACGTTGTGCAGCAGGTGACTGAGGTCGGCGGCGAGTTCGCGCAGCCAGGGGCTGTTCTTGTCGAACAGCTCGACCGAAATGTTTTCCAGGGCCGCATGCAGCATTGTCATGTCGCCCTTGAGGTTGTCCAGCTGGGTGGACGCGACCCGGGCGGCCTCGCCCTCGGAGTTGTTCAGGCTTTCGCGCATGGTCTGGAACTGGCCGCCCTCGACGGCGCGCATCAGGGTGCCGAAGCTGGTCACCGCGTACTGCCCGGCGATGTCCTTGAAGATCGCGCCTCTCTGTACGTTGCCCATGCCGGCGGTCTTCTTGTTGATGTCCTTCAGGATGTCCAGCATGTCGCGCATGTTGCCGTTGGCATCCTTGGTCTGGACGCCCAGCTTGGCTACCGCCTTGGACGTGCCCAGGCGGGTCAGAACAGAGCGCATCGAGGTGCCGGCCATGCTGCCCTGGACGCCGGCGTTGCCGAGCAGAGCCGTGGCGGTGGTGACCGTCTCCAGGCTCTGCCCGTACTCGCGGCCGACGCCGGCGGAGTACTTCAGCGAGTCGCCGAGCATGCGGATGTCGACGTTGTTCCGGGTGAACGCCGCAGTCAGTACGTCGGCCACCTGGTCCATCTTCTCGGCTGGAATACCCATCGCCGTCTGGATGTTCGAGGCGATGTCAGCAGTGTCGCCGAGGTCCATGTCGCCCGCGGCGGCCAGGTTGAGCATGCCGGGCATTGCGCCGAGGATCTGCTTCGCGTTGTAGCCGGTGCGGCCCAGGAAGTACTGGCCCTGGGCGACTTCCTTGTCGGTGAACTTGCTGGACAGCGGCAGGGTTCGGGCCTGTTGCCGCAGCGCCTGCATCTGCGGATCGTCCTTGCGCTCGATGCGGGTCACCGCCTGGGTGGCCGACATCGTTGCGTCGAACTCGTAGCCCACGCCGAGCATCTGCCGCAGCTTGTCGCCGGTGTACATGCCCGTCGCGCGCGCCGCCATGCCGGTGCCGGCCAGCGCGGCAGCGCTCTGGATGCCGCGGCTGTAGGTGTTGCGGGCGTGGGTCAGGCGCTCCTGCTGCTGGCTGAGGTTGCGTAAGCGCTGCGCCTGGCTGTTGATGGCGCCATTGGCCGCCTGGATCTGCGCGCGCAGGTCGCGCTCATGCTGGCCGAGGTTGCGGGTGCTGATGCCGGCGTTGCTGAGGCGCGTGCGCAGTTGCTGCAAGGCTTGGCTCTGCTGCAGGTGTTGCTGCTTGAGGAAGCCGGCTTCACGGATGGCCCGGTTGTAGTCGCGGGTGAGCGCACGGGTGGGGTTGCCGGCGGCGGCCATCTGCTGGGCCAGCGCTTTCACCCGGGCCTGTTGCGCGGCCAGCGCGGTGCTGACCTGCTCCAGGGCACCGCGCTGGGTGCGGAAGGCGCGCACGTCGCTCTGCTGAGCGTTGAGCTGCTTCAGACGCTCGCGAGTTGCCTTGAGCGCCCGGGCCGTCGCGTCGCTGCCTTGCATGATGCGACGCAGGGGAGCGGTGGCTCTGTCGATCGCGCTGAGCAGCACGCGCAGCTGCAGGTCATTCGCCATCGGCGGAACTCCGTACCCGGGCGCGTTCGCGCCATTCCATCAGTTCGGTGAGCGAGAGCCGGTCCATATGGTCCGGCGCCCAGTGAAACGTCACGGCCAGATCGGCCATGGCGTTTTCTACGCGATCAGGGAGGCTGCCGCCAGCGCCCGCTTCTGCAGCAAAAAACCGGCGATCACCTGGCCGCAGGCGAGCAGGTCAGCCGGGTCCATGCCGGCGGCCTCGGGCTCGGTGATGGTCGGCTGGCTGATGCGCGGCAGGATTTTCATGGTCGCAGCCACGTCGAACTGCAGCAGGTCGAGCAGGTGCAGGCCGCGGAGTTCGCCAGAGGAGGGCTTGCGCAGGGTGAGCGATTCGATGGACTGGGCGCCACGCTTGATCGGCTGGTCGAGGGTGACGACGTTGTCGGGAGCGTTCTGCAGGTCTGCGGGAGTCTGTTCGGTTTTCATGGGCGTCGGTATCCAAGGGGGAGAGAAACCGCCGGTCGGGCCGGCGGGAAGGGGTTACAGGCCGATGGCCTTGCGCTGTGCCTCGAGCAGGTCCTTGCCGTTGACCTTCTCGACGAAGTTCAGCAGGTCGATCTCGATGACTTCCTCGCCGTTGACGACGAGCTTGTAGTAGCTGCAGGTGGTGGTGATCTTGTGCTCGGTGTCTTCGCCGGGCTGGGCGTCACCCATTTCGATGGTCTCGTGCCGGCCGCGAACGACGATTTCGACGGACGTGACCGCGCCGGTATCGTCCTGCTGGTAGGCGCCGGCGAAACGCAGCATCACGCCGCTGGCGCTGACTGCGCCGTACTGCTTGAGGACGGTCAGCTCCAGGCCCCCGACGGTCCACTCGAACTGGATGCCGTCGTCGTCGTGGCCGAGGTCGGCCTTGACCGGGCCGTTCATGCCGCCCCCGCGGAAGGCCTCCATCTTGCGGGCCAGCGGGGGCAGGGTGCAGGACTTCACGAGGCCCTGGTAGCTACCGCCGTCGTTGAAGAGGTTCATGTTCTTGAGCTTGCGCGGCATGGCCATGGTAGGGCTCTCCCGGAATCAGGTGGGTCGGCTCCCCGTCCGGGGAGCGCTGGGCGTCAGGCGTTGACGCGGCTGGCGAAGTCGACGAGGTAGCTGTCGGTGATCTTCTGGAAGAAGGTCAGGTCCTCAAGCGGCGGCACCGGGGTGTAGTCGTAGGTGATGCGCAGCTTGCCGGCCTTGAGCGTGTCCTTGTCGTTCATGCTGGGGTCGTACCAGGCCTGGGCATCGATGATCAGGCCGAGCCCCTTGAGTTCGCGGAACTTGGCGTTCACGCCCTCGAGGATGTCGCGCACCAGCGACGGGTGCATGGGCTTGTCGACCGCCCACATGTGCGCTTCGGCGATGGTGTCGGCCAGCACCTGGGCGGTGCGGGTGTAGTTCTCGAAGGCGAACAGCGGATCATCGCTGCAGGTGCGCGAACCCCAGAAACGGAATCCCCCTTCCTGCACCAGGGTGGTGACCTCGTTCTCGTTGAGGTAGTTGGCGTCGGTGCTGGGGCTCTGCAGGTCCCAGAACACGTCGGCGCTGATGCCGGTCACGCCGTTGACGGCGACGTTCGACAGTGTCTTGTGCCAACCGACCTCCTGATCGATCCGGGCGCGCAAGCCCAGCGCCTGGGCAACAGCTGGCGCAGGTACGGTCTGGTTGACCACGGTGCTCCAAGTCAGGAAGTCCGGCCAGATCACCATGGCTTCGCGCGCGGCGAAGTTCTCGCGGTAGGCGGTGGCCTCTTCCTTGGTCTTGCAGCCGTTGGCGGAGACGTAGGCGAAGCCGCGCAACTGCTGGGCGATGGCGATGAGTGCGGTAGCGACCGGCTGGGTGTCCAGGCCCGGCGCGCCGAGAATACGCGGTACCACGCCCAAGCGGGCCTTGGCAGCGAGCAGGGCCTTCATGCCGGTGTACTTGCCTTCGGCGCTGACGCCGCCGATGACGGCGCTATTGGTCGCGGCTTCATCCTCGCCCGGCTTCACCCGTACCACAACGGTGGCTGCGTTGGCCTGGTCGGCGATCGCCTGCAGGCTTGCGGGCAGCGTACCGCTGGTGCCTGCTTTTCCGATCGCGGCCTGCACGTTGGTGATGAGTACCGGTGTATCGAGTGGAAACGCGGTGGCGTCGGCGTCTTCGGCGGTGGCTACCAGGCCGATGATCGCGGTGGCGATGGTGCGAATGGGGCGGGTCCCGTCATTGATCTCTTGGACCCGGACACCGTGATGGTATTGGTCAGCGGCCATGGGGTGTGCCTGTGCAGTGGTTGGATGACACTGCACAGGCTGCCGCGCGCGCGGCGATGGGGCGAGGTGGGAAGCTTGTACGGCGGGAAGCTACAAGACGCCATCGGCGAAGAGGGCGTCGAGCCAGTCCGGTGCGGTCGGCCGGTGTTCTGCGAGCGGAAACTCACCGGACTCCGGCCAGTCGCGCAGTTGGCGGCGGTAGGCCTGCAGCGCCTGGTACTGCTCCGCGCTGAGCGTCGTGGTACCAACCTCGAGCTCGTCGCGGTGACGGGCGACCAGGGCGTCGGTGTCGACGAGCTGGCGGTCGCGCCAGTTGCGCTCAATCGCGGCTTGCGCCTCCTCTGTGGGCGGCGGTGGTTCTTTCGTTGCTGGCTGTCCATCGACGTCCGCGCAGATCACACGGCCATTCTCCTGTTCTAGCAGAATGCGGGCGTGTACTTCATCGCTGACGGGAACGCCGTCATCCGGCCAGCCGATCCCGGCCTCGTAGACCTCGCGCAAGGACACGGGGTAGAACACCCGCGCGGACGGCGAGAAAACATAGTTAGCGCTCATCGACCGAATGCCTCCCAAAGCAAAACCGCCTGGAATTGATACCCGTTTGCCAAAGTTGCACCTGTCGTCGACTGGTTATAGAACGAGGTGCTCGCGTCGGTTCCTGGGTGGAAATTCGCAGTTTGACCAGCGAACCCGCCCAAGCAGACATTCGGGAACGCGATGGGGAAGGTGATCGCCGCGGTACCATCACCAGGCACAGTCACCCGGCCCCATTGCCGGATGTAACCCGTATCGTTGTCCCTCCACCAACCGCTTGCTCCCAAGGATGCTGTGGCGATGGTGCCGGCTCCGATGTTGCTACGCGCCGTCGTGGCATTGTTCGCCCCAAGGCCGCCTCGAGCCAGCGGCAGGATGCCGGAGGTAATCTGGCTAGCGTCATGGTTATGCCCTGCCGGCGGGAAGGTTGCCGGCTTCCCTGGCAGCGAAGACCAGTTGTACTCCGACTTGGCCACGTAGTTGGCCGGGTTGAAGTTGCCGGAGTCCCATGCCCGGAACCATCCTCCCCAGGTGCCGTTGTATCTGCAGCGCCAGTACAGACCGCCAGCGGCATAGCCACGATAGGTCTGATAGATCATCGAGGAGGTTGGAGCATGCACCGTCAATATGCCGGCCTCGCCCACCGGATAGTTCGCGCCGTTCTGTGCGTTCGCGCTGAACGGTTGATGCCACCAGCCCGACGCAATCATTGAATCCAAGTTGACTCCGCCACCCAGGACGCCATCCGGCGCATGAGCGAACGCCCCTCCCAGATCGCAGCGGACCCATGCTGACCACTCTCGCTTGGAAGGATCGGTCGTTGCGGGGGAGCCGTAGGCATAACGAACGTACATATCAGCCACGCCGGCATAGCCGGTTGCGATCTGCGTCGCGTTGCCTTCGACGCTCGGGTAGAACATCGTCTGGATGTAGTAGTAGCGGCCAGCCACTGGGCCATTCGCGTGGTTGGTCAGCACAAGCGGAATGACTACCGAGTTGGGATCAACGCTGGTATGCACAGCCGTGGCCAGTCCCTGAGAGACCAACGGCAAGCGCTCAAGATCGAGTCGGCCGGTAGCAATCTTCGAAGCATCCAACGCAGGAATGTCCGCTGCCGTCAGGCCACCGCCACCCGTAACCAGCCCCTTGGCGTTAACGGTGACTTTGGGGTAGGAGCCGGCATTTACGCCCGAGTTCGCCAGCGTGACCGTGATTCCAGCGTTTGAGCTACCGTCGAACGTTGTCGAGCCGCTGGCGTCCCCACCGAGGGAGATCGTACGAGGGGCGGCGAGTTTGACCGCCGTTGCAGCCTGACCAATACCATTGCCGGTACCGCCTCTGGCAGCAGGTAAGATGCCGGAGGTGATTTTTCCGGCATCAAGGGCCGGAATATCACTCGCTACAAGCCCAGTGGCTCCGGTAACCAGTCCTTTGGCGTTCACCGTGACTTTCGCGTAGGTCCCGGCGGTGACGCCGGAGTTGGCCAGCGTCAGGACTCCGTTGACGTTTGTAGCTCCATCGAACCGAGCTGACCACGTTGCATCGCCGCTCGCGCTGAGCGTGATGGGCGCTGCAAGCCGGCTGGCAGTGGCTGCGTTGCCCGTAATCGAGGCCGGTAGTAGCCCGGCCGCGTTCAGCCTGAGCAGCTTGTTCGCCGTCGGGGTAGTGACCGCCTCGCTGGCATGCAGTGCGTCCGTGATGCCGTAGCCGCCCAGCGTGGTCGGGTTGCTGCCGGCGGTGACGATGCCATTGGCGTTGACGGTGACAGCACGGTAGGTGCCGGCACCCACGCCGGAGGCTGGCAAGGCGATGGTGCGATCCGCAGACAAATCGCCACCGCCGACCAGGCCGTTGCCGGCCAGCACCTTGCGTCCCTTGAAGTCCGCGGCAACCTTCGCCGTCACCCAGTCCTGGGTGGCGTAGACGATGCCGTCGTCGATGATCAGTTCGACGTGCTCCATGCCGGATAGGATGATCTGCACGCGGATGGTCTGGGTGCGCGCGCTCCCGCTCTCGACGCTGGCCTTGAAGCTGGGCGGGCAGTTGGCGACCGCCACGAACTTCCCGTCGGCGTCCTCGAGGCCGATCTCCCGTATCCAGAAGCCGCCGATGGCCATCGGCAGTACCAGCTCGGCGACCAGCACGTTTGCGCTTTGCTCGGAGACGAACAGACGGTTCAGTTGAGCGCGGTAGCGCTGGCGGATCAGCTTGGTCTGAGCGGCCGAGGGGATGGGGTCAGCCGTCTCGCCGGGCGCGCCGCCGGCGTCACCGATGAGCATATGGGTGGGCTGCCACTTCTTCCCGGCTTCGCTCGCCGCGATCAGCGCTGCCGCGCCGATGTCGGTGAGCAGGCCGCCGTACTTGGGAGTCGTCATATCACTGCTTCCAGGGGCTGATTTCCAGGGTGTCGCCGTCGATCGTCGCCAGGCCGTGGCGGGCCAGGATGTCCGGCGTGATGCGCAGGTCCAGGCGGGTCAGGTGTCGGCTGACTGGGCGCACGTCGTCGAGCAGGCGCTCGAGCTCGAGCACGGTCTCCTCGTCGAGACCGTTGTCGCTGACGTCGACGGTGATTTCGAAGGTGCCGGGGACGCCGGCGGGGGTCTGTTGCCACCACTCGAGGATGTCGGTCAGCGAGCCGACGGGCTCGACCACGCGGCGCAGGGCGCTCAAGGTTCCCTTGTGGGAGTGGACGAGGTAGGCATCCCGAATGACCTGGCGCTTCACACGCTCCGGCCAGGTGCTGTCCCAGCGATCGACGGAGAACGCCCAGGCCAGGTACGGCAGAAGGGTGACCGGGCAGGTGCTGGGGTTCCACAGTTGGCGCAATGGGATCGGTACCCGCTCAATCTGCGCCAGGGCTTCGGCGGCCAGGCGCTCAAGTTCGGTGGCGTTGCGTGGGAGCAAGCTGGGCATCACTCATCCCCCAGCGTCAGCGTAATTCCGGTGCAGTAGGGCGCCTGGGCTGGTGTGGCGGCTATGTCCGACCAGTTGCTGAGCGTGACCTTGCGCACGCCTTCCACGTGGAGGGCCGCATGCACCGCCGATTCGGACACTTCCATGCCCAGGCGTCGACGCTGATGGACGTATGCCGTCAAGCGGGCCCGGGCGGCATCGAGTATCGGCTCGGATTCCGGGCCGATGGTGGCCAGGTAGAGCGTCGCGTCGACACGGTACTCGAGCACCTGGGCGGACTGGACTGTCAGGCGGTCCGCGACGGGCCGGCGGTCGGCGTCGTTGAGGTAGGCATCGACGATGTCCAGCAGGTCCGCCGGGGCGCTGCCGTTGCCCTGGGCTGCCTGTACCGTCACCACGACAACGGAGGGTGATGGGCTGACGGCCGAGGCATCGCCGACGCGGCCGTCGGCGGCGCGGGCGTGGAAGATGTAGCTGTTACGCGGTCCCGCGGTGCTGAGGCCTTCCCAGGCCATCTGCGCCCGCTCGCGCAGGCTGTCGTCGGACTCCAGCAGTTCCGGCACAGGCGGCACCTTCGACGGATCTCCGGGTTGGATGACCAAGCGTCTGACGTTGTAGTTCGCGGCGAGCTGGTCGAGGTCGGCGCCCTGGGCGCTGGCCAGCATGTTGGCGAGAGCCGCCTCGTTGACCCGCTGGCGCCAGAGCATTTCGCGGTACGCGTTTTCCTCGAGCAGCTTGGTCAGCGGCTCGGACTCCAGGGCGAGGCGGGCGGCGATTTCCGCCTGCTGATCCTCCGGCCAGAGGCTGATGGCGTAGGCCTTGCGCTCGGCGAGTATCTGCTCGTAGTCCAGCTGCTCCACCGCGTGTGGTGGTGGCAACTGGCTGAGGTCGATGGCGACGAAGTTCGTTGTCATGCGCTGGCGCCCATCTGCAGGGGGATGCTCAGGTTGTGAGGCTCATTGCTGTCCACCAGGGTGGCGTCAATCTCCATGAGCACCTGGCCGGCCAGGTTCTGGCCGGTGATCTGGACACGGCTCAGGCGGATGCGCGGCTCCCAGCGCATGAGGGCCATAGCGGTGGCGGCATAGACCTGCAGGCGGGTGGTGTCGTTGAACGGAGCATCGATCAGCTCCGGCAACTGGCTGCCGTATTCGCGTCGCATGACGCGGGTGCCGATGCGAGTGGTGAGGATGTCGGCGATCGACTGGCGGATGTGGGCCGCGCGGTCGATGGCACCACCGGTATGGGCGTTCATTGCGGTTTCCCCGTCGTAGCGCCGCCCGGCATGACGCCGCCGTGGGTATGACCGACCAGGCTGATGCCCTTGGCGATCACGTCGACGCTCACGGTGACCTTGCCGGTAACGGTCTGGTTGCCGGTCTGGATGTAGTCGCCTTGGTGGGTGATGTCGCCGACGATGCGGATGCCGCCGTCGCTGATGAGCTCGGTGGTACCGCCGGCGGGAAGAACTGCGCGCAGGTGGTGGGCTGCGCTGTCGTACTCAATCACCGCGCCGTCGCGGTAGGTGATGCGATGCAGGGCGTCGCGGTCGCCGTTGGGCGGGATCAGGTCACTGAACAAGCCGGTCAGGACCACGCCATTGGCGGTCTGCCCGGATGGGCTGAAGAGCAGTACCTGCTCGTCCAGGGTGGGGGCGTTCCATTCGCGGTCGGCGCCGGCCCGCGGCGATGCCCAGGGCAGCCAGCCGGTCAGCAGGTCACCGGTCAACACACGGACGCGCTGCGCGGCATGGTCCACCGCGGCGATGGTGCCGAGGCGGATCAGGTTCTCGATCATGCGGGAGAGGGCGGCGAAGTCGTTCATGCCGCCGATAGTGGGCGACGCGCGCGCGGGAGGCAGCCAGCGGCGTTTGTAGCGGCCACGTGTACATGCTCAGGCTGGAATGTGAGCGAGCAGCCCCTCACGGATCATCTCAAGGTCGGCTTCGGTGAAACCGAGTAGACGCCGCTGCGCATAACGGACCTCTGGGGCGCCGCGCTCGGCGCGATCCTTCAGCCCGTACTGGTGGACTCGCGCGATCCGCGTGACCCGGCCGGCGAAGGAAACGGTGATCGCCTGGGCGTCGCCCTTGGCGCGCAGATAGCGCACCGTGCGCAGCTTCTGGAACATCTTGATCTTGCGCCGAATACGGCCCTGCTTGTCGCGCAGTTCGCGCTTCTTGCGTGGCTCGTAGGCGCTGCCGTCTGGGTTGCGCTGTGCCATCACGCGCTTCTGTTGGCTGCGCCGTAGATCGCGGGCGAGCGAACGCGCGAGGGCAGCACGAGGGCCTGGCTCGAGGGCGCGTAGAATCGGCCCTGCCCAGTCTTCCAGAGCCTCGAGGCTGTCAGCCATTGGCCGGGCGCCTGATCTGCGGCGTCTCGAGCATGACGGCCTCGGTAGGCGTCGGCGGCGTCCACTCGGCCAGCAGCTCGCCGTTGGCGAGCATCTGCATCGGCCCATCGACCTCGATGGCCTCGGTGAGCTGGGGCTCTTCCGGGTGACTCACGTCGTAGCGGCCATCCTCGCGGCGCTTGACGACGACACGCTCGGTCAGCGGCAGAACGATACCGAGGTCGACCTTGCTGCGGTCGAGCATGTCGGCCTCGAAGGTGATGCCGTCCTGCACCTTGGTGAGGTTGGCCAGCAGATCCGACTGGTTCACCAGCAGCCAGCCGAGCAGCGGCAGAAACACGCTGTCGGGGTGCCCGGCGAAGTCGGTGAGGATCAACTGCAAGTCATAGGCGTATTCGAAGGACAGGCTCTCGGCCGAGGTGCTGCGGACCCTGCCATTGTCGATGAATATCACCAGGCGGTCGCCGTTGTTCCTGAGTTCCGGCACGGCGGCGAGCAGATGTGCCTTCAGACTATCGGGCTTGTTCATGGGTAGCAGCCCCTTGGGTGCGGATGATCATGTCGACCTTCGCGGCGCACTCGGCCCAGGCCAGGCCGATACGCTCGACTTCAGTCTGTAGGCCGCCGTTGTCCTTCGGTGCCGCTGATTCCAGGCTGCAGGGCGTCACGGCGGGACAGCCACTGATGGTAAGCGGCCGCTCCGGTGATAGCGGGGCGCTGTTGCAGCCGGCGAGCAACATCAGGCAGAGGCTGGTCAGCCCACTGGCGATAGGGTTCATCGTCACGTTTCAGGTCCTCGATCAAGCGTTCGCGGATGGCCAGCGCCTGGCGCAGCTGCTGCCGCTGTTGGTCCAGATCGGCCTGGGCCTGACGCTCGCGGGAAAGGGCGGCCTCGAGGGCCGTGATGGTGTCGGCCTGGCGAGAAAGTTGGGCGTCGCTGGCTTTCCTCGCCAACTCGGCCTGGGCCAGGCGGGCCTGCGCCAGGTCGATGCGCTGCTGCTGCACCCACAGGAGCAGGCCGAGGGCGCTGAGCAGGGCGGCGCCGTATAGGGCCTGGCGGAGAGTCGTCATTTTCGGTACCAGCCGGCGGCGTTCATGGCCGCTTCATCCAGGGACTGCACGTCACCGCAGATGACCAGCGGAGGAACAGCCATCACATGCTTGAGCGCGTCGGCCATCTTTTGGCAGTCCTCCATCGGTGTGTCGCGCGGTAGTACCACGGCCACACAACCAGTCGGAGACAGCTTGGTCATGCGCTCCAAAAGCTCCTTGTAGGGGAAGTGCTCCCCAGACTGCGCGCCGGTTCTCATGTCGTCTCCTTGTGCGCTTCGGTGTGCTGTTTATAGGCATGCTCAAGCTTCACGTCGTAGAGGTTCCGCTTGTAGTCGGGGCCGTTGTAGAGGCGGGCGAAGTCGGCCCATTTGCGAGCCTTCAGCGCCTTGTGTAGCGCCGGGTCGGTGTCGATGAAGCGGACGAACGCTTCGAACTGAGCCGACTCGCTGCGCCCCATGGCCTCGGCGAAGGCCTGCACGCTGATGTAGCCCAGGCGTTGCCAGTGGAAACCCATGATCTGGAAGGCGCCCCAACTGGCCGACTCCAGTGCGGCGGTATCGTCGATCTGGCGAGCGTTCGCCAGGCGTTGGTGCTCGGCGGTTCCGCCGGCATAGCCGCCCGGGCGAGGATTCACCAGCGCGGGGAACTGTGCGGCCAACTGGTCGGCGGTGACCTGATCGTGGGCGGCGAGACGGCGGTACATGATGTGGCGTTCGAACAGGATTGCCGGCTTGCCGTTGCCCAGGAACCCCTGGCCGTTCGACTCGACCTGATTGACCGCATAGATCGTCGCCAGCGGCAGGCCGAGGCGAGTTGCGGCGGCGACGAGGTCGGCGTTCTGCAGCAGGTGCGAGCAGTCAGCTCCGCCGAGAGCGGCCAGGGTCTTCGGGCCGGCGATGCCATCGGCGACCAGGCCATGCGAGCGCTGGAAGGCGCGCACCGCGTCCTCGGTGGCGGCGCCGAAGTGGCCGTCCTCGTAGAGGTTGGCGCCGGCCCAGGTGTTCAGTCGACGCTGAAGCTGGCGGACCTCTTGAGAACGATCACCATATCGAAGGGTCATGCGGATGGCCTCAGCAGGGCGGCGACGTTGCCGCGGGAACGGAAGATCAGCAGGCACAGCAGGGCGGCGACGATGGCGTGCCAGATACTGACCGGTGGGCGGTAGAGCAGGATTTCCAGGCCGCAGATGGCCATGGATGCGCCGAGCAGGCTGGCGAGCAACGAGACGCTGCGGCGGAAGCGAGCGCCGCAGCGCTGGTAGCAGACCAGGCGCAGCGCTGCGGCGATGTAGGCCAGGGCGGCGATCAACGGAACGGTAGTCATGAGCATGTCAGCGACCTCCTCGGATGCGGCGCCAGAGGTCGTCGAAGTCGACCTTGTCGACCCAGGCGACCGCCTTGAGGCTGAGAGGAATGACCACCAGGGCGCAGACGAAGGCAGAGAAGGCCAGGTTGGTCAGCCAGGGCACACGGGCGAGGGCAACATCGGCGAACAGGTAGCCGACACAGGTCGGCAGGATCAGCGACAGCAGACGCGACCAGGCCTTCAGGTCCTGCTTCGTGCCGGTGGCCAGCCAGGCGCCGAGCAGGGCGCCGAACAGCATGCCGCCGTCAACCGGAAGGGTTACGCCCAGGCCGAGGCCCATGATGGCGCCGGCCGTGGCGGTGGTGGTGAGGTCAGCCATGCGGGGTGGTTCCTTGCAAAGTGGTCAGTCCCATAGGTTCACCATCTGCCGTTCCCGGGCGGCTGTCGGAATGTCTGGCATGGTGACCTTGAGGCCAGGGGGGAGGGTGGGGCCGTGGTCGGCCAGGCCGTGGTTCGCCTCGAGGACCGCCTCGGTCACGCCGGCGGTGCGGCCGTAGTGCCGCCAGCACAGCGCCTCGACGGTGTCGTTCTGGTGGGCGATCGCGACGGCGGCCATCAGATCAGCTCCACCGTTGTGCGGGGACGCTTGAGAAAGTCGCGGATCGCCCAGCGCTGGTCGCGGCGGTAGTCGTCGATGGTGGTTGCGATGTCCTGGGCCTTGTCATTGCCGCTGGTGGTGGTGTCGTACCAGCGGTAGCGCTCGGCCACTTCGGCAGCGGTGGCAGACTGCACTGCGCGCAGATACAGCTGCACCAGTTCGGAGGTGTCCCGCACCTTGTCGGACGGCACTTCGGCGAGTTCGGCATAGCCGGCCGCGCTCTTCTCAAGGCGCCAGGCCCGCAGCTCTCGGTTGACGCTGATCACCGCGGCAATGACCGCAACTTCGAGGCGCGCCGGATCGACGCTGGAGTCGATGCGCAGGTTCGCCCGCACATGCTCGAGCTCGATGGTGGGCCAGAAGGGATCGCTGTTGATGTGCCCGCTCGGGACCGGGCCGTTGGCGATGAATCCGCTCATGCTGCTGCTCGCTTGAGGTCGCCGGTGGTCGGGGCGTCACTGCTCAGGAAGAAGAGGACCTGGCAGATCGGCCCCGAGCCGGCGGGGCGCGGGGTACGCTCGGTCAACCGCCAGAGGCGGTCAGTTTCTTCTGGAGCCGTTCGGCGGCCTCCAAATTCTTCTTCCCGCCGCACTTGTCGTGCAGCTGGATCGCGCGCTTGAGCAGATCGATGCCGGCTTGCACCTGCCCGGGTTGACCGGGGCTCTCCACAGAAAGGCCTTCCAGGGTGGCATGGCCGGCGGCGAGGTAGAGCTTCGCGCGGGCTTCGTCGGGCATGTCGGCCTGGTCGGTGAGCAGAAGGGTGCGATGCAAGGTCGCAAGGTCGAAACTGCCGCCGGTCTTCTGTGCCTTGAGCGCGGCCTCGGCGATCTCTTCGGCGATGATGCAGCCGGCGGTACGCGCGAAGCGGTCGGGCATGACCAGGTCGTGTGCGAGCACGTAGTCGGCGATGTCCAGGGCGCCGGCGTAATCGCCGGCATCGATGCGCCAGAGCATGACGGTGGTGATCACCTCGTCCTGGGCGCCCTTGCCGGCCTGCAGCACGCCGGAAATGTACGGCTGGTAGGCCGGTAGCAACTCGACCTTGAGCGCTGCCTTGCCTTCGCCGGACTGGATGTTCTTCAGGCGGCTGCGATCCTGATACAGCTGGGCGAGCTGCAGCTCATAGGCGTTCGCGCCTTCCATGCCCTGGTGCGGGGCAGTGGCCGCCGCCTCTTGAGCGGCGGTCACGCGCAGGAAGTGCGCCTTGGCGGGACTGAAGGCCATGTCATCTACTCCGCGACTTCGATGTTCTCGACCAGGCAGCCGAGGCCGTAGTCCTCGACGACGTAGGCGTCGTTGCTGGACTCGTAGTTCTCGATGCGGTTCTTCTCCGGTACCTCCTTCAAGTAGCGGCGGCGACCGCCGATCTGCCAGTAGAGCGACAGGTTCTTCAGGGTGGTGACCATGAGGCCCTTCTCGGGCACGTAGGGCACTTCCACCGGCGGCAGGCCGCCCATGCGCTTCTGCGACAGGATGAGATCGGTGGCGATCTTCTCGGTTGCCGGCTGGTCCTTGTTCACCATCGGGAAGTACTTGTCGTGGACCAGCTCGCGGCCGAGGATCACCACCAGGCCCGGGTCGCGGCGGTGCCAGGGATCGATCAGGCTGCTGACCACGTCGAACACCAGGGCGTCGAGGTTCTTGTAGTCGGCGTCGGCGCCGTTGCCGACTACCACCTTGCCGGCGGTCTTCCCTTCTTTCAGTACCCGTGCCGGAGCGTTGTTGCGGTACTGCTGGAACCAGCCAATGTTCACGTCCTGCAGCAGCGGATTGGCGGCGCGGTTGGTAGTAGCCGCGGCGCTGGTACCGTTGAAGCCGATCATCAGGCGGTCGAGGGCCTGGCGCTTGAGGATCGCGTCGCGCAGCAGGGCCTGGAACTCCGGGAACTTGGCCCAGGCGTCGAGCATGGCGTAGGTGATGGCGGTGTCGAAATCGGTGTGCTTGCACTCGTAGCGCTGGTTGTCGAGCGCGGACACGTCACGCGGCTTGCGTACACCGTCGCCAGTGGTATCGGTACGGCTGGCGATGGTGCCGCTGACGCCGATGCCGATCTTCTCGCCCTGCAGCTCGTCGACGCCGTAGACGTTGATCTGCTTCAGGAACTCGCTGGACTCCTGAATACGTTGCTCCAGCTTCTGCTGGACACTCGGCTCGACGGCGAAGGTCTGGACGGCGGAGTTCACGCCGTTGAGCTTGGCGAGCTGCGCCAGGTAGGCGTCGAACTGTTTGCGGGTTTCGTTGCGCATGGTGCTTTTCCTTTGGATACCGGGGCGGGGGACGGTTAGCAGTCGGTCAGGGCGACACTGCCGCCACCGGTGACCGGGGGCCGCTGCTGTTGGCTGTGGTCCCGGGTGCTATCGAGGGTGCTCTTGAGGTCCGCCAGTTCCTTGGTGACCTTGTCCAGCTGGCTGGCCAGTTGCTGGGTCTGCTTCTTCTGCTCGCCGAGTTGCTCACCCAGGTCGCGGCTGTGCTCGGCGATCGCTTCGACGGCCTCGCCGACCTGGCCGAACTCGGCTTGGGTGCGGGCTTCCTTGCCCTTGAGCAGTTCCTTGACCTTGGTGAACAGCGCTGCGCCGACCGAGGGCTTGTCCTCGTATTCCTCGAACTCGAGGGTGCCCTCTTCGGCAGCGCTGAACAGGGTGTCGGGGTTGGTCTTGCGGCTGGCGAGGGTCCCGTTCTTGGCGCTGAAGGACAACGCCTCGGTACCCAGGCTGGCGGGTGAGTCGGTGATGGCCAGGCCGACCAAGTAGGCCTTGCCGGTGTCGGCGAACTTGGGATCGATCTCGACCGAGGTGTAGACCTTCTGCCGCTGCTTGTTCAGTTCCAGCAGCGCCTGGTTGGGCTCCAGTTGGGCGAAGAGGGCCAGCTTCTTCTGCCCGTTGATGTCGATCTCTTCCGCCTTGCACGCCAGCACGTCGCCATAGGCGCCGAACTCACCAGCCGGCCAGGCCCACTTGATGTGCTCGCAGTTGATCCGTGCGCCGTAGGTGTTCGGGTCGTACTGCGCGGCCATCTGCTCGATCCAGTCGCGCTCGATGTTGCGGCCGTCCGTGGTCGCCCCTTCGACGGCGATGCGGAACCATTTGCTGCGGAATTTCTTCATGCCGGGAGTCCTCAATGCGGCTGATGCGGGGTGCATGGCAATGAGGGGCATGTTCGGGACGCGCGCGCGGCCCAGCAATCAAGCGGGATTGTAGGGCGCGGAGCTACAAGGGGCGGCGCTACTGAGGGGCGAGGGTGGGCGGCAGCATCTGCGCCATGAACGCTGCCGTCGAAATTCCCATCCGTGACAACCGCCGCCAGGCCAAATTCCTGTACTGGATGGGTTGGCGTGTCTGCGACATCGCCGATCACCTGGGCGAGAAGGACAAGACCCTTCACTCATGGAAGGACCGCGACGGATGGGACCGGGCCGACAGCGTAGAACGGATCGGAGGCGCCCTGGAAGCCCGGTTGGTTCAGTTGATCCTGAAGGACGGCAAGACCGGCGGTGACTACAAGGAAATCGACCTGCTGCATCGGCAGCTTGAGCGCCAGGCGCGGATCCAGCGCTACCAGGGCGGTGGTACCGAAACCGACCTGAACCCCGAGCTTGCCAAGCGTAACGAAGGTCCCAAGCGCAAGCCCAAGCGCAACGACATCAGCGAGGAACTGACCGAGAAACTGGTCGAGGCCTTCCTCGACGGTTGCTTCGACTACCAGAAAGACTGGTACCGCGCGGGTAATCAGCGAACCCGCGTGATTCTCAAGTCGCGACAGATCGGCGCCACGTTCTACTTCGCCCGCGAGGCGCTGATCGACGCGCTGGAAACGGGGCGCAACCAGATATTCCTGTCGGCCAGCAAGGCCCAGGCACACATCTTCAAGGCGTATATCCAGGCCTTCGCGCGCGATGCGGTAGGTGTCGAACTGAAGGGCGACCCGATCATCCTGCCGAACGGCGCGGAACTGCACTTCCTCGGTACCAACGCGCGGACTGCCCAGGGCTACCACGGTAACTTCTACTTCGACGAGTTCTTCTGGACGTTCAAGTTCAAGGAGCTGAACAAGGTCGCCAGCGGTATGGCGATGCAGAAGCGCTACCGGCGGACCTATTTCTCGACGCCCAGCTCGATGGCGCATGAGGCCTACACATTCTGGACTGGCGAGCGCTTCAACAAGGGCAAGCCAGCTGCCGATCGCATCAAGATCGACGTAAGTCATGACGCCCTGCAGCAAGGGCGACTGTGCGAGGACCGCATCTGGCGCCAGATCGTCACGATCCTCGATGCTGAGGCCCGTGGCTGCGACCTGTTCGACATCGACGAGCTGCGTCTCGAGTACGACGCCGAGGCTTTCCAGAACCTGCTGATGTGCCAGTTCGTCGACGACGGCGCGAGCATTTTCCCGCTGACCATGCTGCAGCCATGCATGGTCGATAGCTGGGACCTGTGGTCGGAGGACTACAAACCGTTCGCGCTGCGACCGTTCGGTGATCGCCAGGTGTGGCTGGGCTATGACCCCGCCGAGACGGGCGACACTGCGGGTCTGGTTGTGGTGGCACCGCCGGCGGTACCGGGCGGCAAGTTCCGCGTGCTGGAGCGCCATCAATTCCGCGGCAAGGACTTCGCCGAGCAGGCCGAGTTCATCCGCAAGGTGACCCAGCGCTACTGGGTCACCTACATCGGCGTCGACACCACCGGCATGGGGTCTGGCGTCGCGCAGCTGGTGCGCCAGTTCTTCCCGGGGGTGCGCACCTTCAGCTACTCGCCCGAGGTGAAGACGCAGTTGGTCATGAAGGCCTGGTCGGTGATCAAGAACGGCCGCCTCGAATTCGACGCCGGCTGGACCGACCTGGCCCAGGCGCTGATGGCTATCCGCAAGACCATCACGGCCGGTGGGCGCCAGTTCACATACACCGCCGGCCGCAACGACAACACCGGCCACGCCGATCTGGCCTGGGCGCTATTCCACGCATTGCAGAACGAACCGCTCGAGGGGCAGACCCCCGCGAATACCGGGCGCATGGAGATTTTCTGATGAGCAAACGTCGCAGCCACCGCCGTCAGCAGCCGGTTACAGTCCAATCCGCCCAGGAAGGCGAGTTCATCCCGCGTCAGGGCGGCCGTGCCGAGACCTTCACCTTCGGTGACCCGATGCCGGTGCTCGACGGCCGAGGCATCCTCGACTATCTCGAGTGCTGGTCGAACGGGCGGTGGTACGAGCCGCCGCTGTCCATGGAGGGGCTGGCCAAGGCGGTGGGGTCGAGCGTCTACCTGCAGTCGGGCCTGAAGTTCAAGCGCAACATGCTGGCCAAGACCTTCATCCCGCACCGCCTGCTCAGCCGGGCGACGTTCGAGCAGTTCTCCCTGGACTGGCTGACATTCGGCTCGGCCTACCTCGAGCAGCCTCGTTCTCGCCTGGGTACGCGGATGCCGCTGCAGGCGCCGCTGGCCAAGTACATGCGCCGCGGCACCGATCTGGAGACGTTCTACCAGGTGCGCAGCTGGACGGATGAGCACGAATTCGAGAAGGGCAGCGTGATCCAGCTGCGCGAGGCCGACATCAATCAGGAAATCTACGGAGTGCCGGAGTGGTTCTGCGCCCTGCAGAGTGCCCTGCTGAACGAGTCGGCCACGCTGTTCCGGCGCAAGTACTACAACAACGGCAGCCACGCCGGATTCATCCTCTACATGACCGACGCCGCGCAGAACGAAGAGGACGTGGATGCGCTCCGCACGGCGCTGAAGACCGCGAAAGGGCCCGGCAACTTCCGCAACCTGTTCGTTTACGCACCGAACGGGAAGAAAGAGGGCCTGCAGATCATTCCAGTCAGCGAGGTTGCGGCCAAGGACGAATTCGGCTCGATCAAGAATATCAGCCGCGACGACCAGCTTGCCGGGCTGCGGGTCTATCCGCAACTGATGGGGGTGGTGCCGCAGAACGCCGGTGGGTTCGGATCCATCAGCGACGCAGCAGCGGTCTGGGCCAGCCTGGAACTGGAGCCAATGCAGGCGCGCTTGCAGCAGGTCAATGAGTTGATCGGGGAAGAGATCGTGAGGTTCGCGCCGTTCGACGCTCCAGGCTTGTAATCAGCGTCTCCAGTATCACCACGTAAAGGAGAAAGCTGTCCGAGCAAGGGGTACTAGGGAGAAGATGAGGACTCACTAAATACAAAGCCTGGCCTTGTAGCCAGGGCTTTGTCAGCAACCTGTAACGCCTGGCGCAACACGCCAGGCGTTCTACGTTTAACGGACAGAAACTGTTCCAGACTTCCTACGGCTTTCTACTCTGCCGAGCGGACTCGGGTTTCTAGGTCCGGAACCAGACTGGCATAATTATAGAATGTTCTGACCGCCTCCGAGGTTTCCGGATAAGGCCGCTCGTGCGCGATGGTCTTCAAGTTCAAGCCCATGCTGCTATGGAAGGTGCCTGTGGCTTGCGCCAACACTCCATTGCCTTGTACGACATAGCCCGAGGTATTGACTATGTTGTGCTGGATGCACTCCCAAAATACCTGCTCCACGGGAATGAACCATAGGTAGTGGTAATCGCCATCGTTGTTCAATGCGACTTTGTTGTTGAACCAAATGGCCACACATCCTTGAAGCCCGACATTACCGACCCACTGAGTGCGCAGCTCAGTAAAGCTCAAGTCAACCTCTCCCCAGCCGTGGCTATGTGGGGAAATAGGCACCTTGGTAGAGGCGCCATAGTTGGAAGACTTGCTGGTACTCGCCCCTTGAGTAGAGGACAGTGACACTTCCACCGTACTGGTGGTCTCAGCGCCACCCACTAGGGGAATGCCCGCCTTCACCTTGACTTCCACACCGACCTTCAACTGCTCAGTGACGCTCCAGGTAAAGGTGTCCACTAACCCTTGTTGCAAGTTGACGACATGTTCAATCACCTGGCTGCCATCGTTGATCGTGTCGTACTGCCCCAACAGGGCGCTACCGCCGTCCTGCTGCACAAAGTTGGAATAAACCAAGTCCTTCGGCGCGGAAACGTTGGTCTGATATTGCATATAGCCGCGAGTGTCCTTGTTCCGCCCGTACTGGGTACTTTCAGTGAACCAGCAGGTGGTTCCGTATTGAGCGGTTTTCCAACGCCCCCACGCATTGGTGATCGTGTCGATATCGTTCAT